GGACTTCACCGATCAGTTCGAGGCCATGTGCCTGCTGCAGGACGAGATCGGCCCCGGGTCTTGGTTCCTGCGGTATCGCAGTGGCCCGCGCAAGGGCGAGCGCTTCCCGCTGCGCGAACTGCCGGCCGGCGAACCTCGGCGCAATGAGGCGCTGCCGTCCTGCAGTTTCTTCTGCGAGATGGCAGAGCAGGAGTACACGGCATGAAGTGGACCGTCGAACTCCGCGAGCTCGCCGCCGCGCACCGCGCATTCCTGGCCCTGTGGGCGCAGATCAAGCCGCTGCTGGCCGCAGGCAAGTACCTGATCGTCACCGTCAAGACGGACAGCCGCAGCCTGGCGCAGAACCGGCTTATGTGGTCCTGCCTGCGCGACCTGAGCCAGCAAGTCGAGTGGGACGGCGGCCGGTTCGATGAGGAAGGCTGGAAAGACCTCATTACGGCCACGATCCACGGGCAGCGCGTGGTGCGCGACCTTGAGTGCACGGGCTTGGTGTCGCTGAGCCGCGGCCGGTCCACCAGCGACATGACCATCGCCGAGATGGTCGAAGTCATCGAATACGCGCACGCCTTCGGCGACCTGCGCGGGGTGCGGTGGAGCAAGACCTCGCTGGGCCGCGACTGGCCCGAGGGCACAACTGGCGTGCGCCCGGTGCGCGCGAAGAAGGCGCAGGAGGTGCAGGCATGAGCGCGGCCCACATCGTCTACGCCCGCCTGCCGCTGAAGCTGGTGAGCGAAGCCAACGCACACGAGCACTGGCGCAACCGCCAGAAGCGCGCGAAGGCCCAGCGCGCTGCGGCCAAGGCCGCCCTCGGCCCTGACGTGAAGGGCCCGCCGCCGCCATATCTCATCACGATCACCCGCATCGGGCCGCGCGAGCTTGACTCGGACAACCTGGCGGGCAGCGCAAAGCACATCCGTGATGGCGTCGCCGACTGGCTGGGTATGAACGACAACGACAAGCGGTTGACGTGGGAGGTCAAGCATCGCAGCGAGGGCCGGGGCGTCTATGCCTGCGAGATCGTCATTGAGAGCCGCTTCGAGGTGCAGCCGTGACCGAAGACCGCGACACGCTGGCCGCCCGGCTGCTGGCCGAGCACGACGCGGCCTGCGCAGAGCTTGCAGTTCTGACCACGCGCCAGCGAGAGTGCCTGACGCTTGTTGCCAAAGGCTACGGCTACAAGCAGGCCGGCGAGGCAATGGGAGTGACGCTACACGCCGCCAGGGCGCATATGCGGCTGGTGTGCCGCGCGCTGGATTGCAACGCGACCGAAGCGGTCGTGCTGGCCGCGCAGGCGAGGTGGGTGTGATGGCCGGAAAAAGCAACGGGGCTAAGGTGGCCGCAGCCATGAAGCGCCTGCGCCGGTTCACGGTCGCGGACCTGGCGGAAACGCTGGACACGAACCTGGAAAGCGCGAGGAACTGGGTGGCGTCCTTCCACCGCCACGGCCTGGTGAAACCGAACGGCCACGGGGAGCGCAGGGGCGCGCACGGGATTCGGCCGCTGGCGTGGGAGTGGCAAGGGTGATTTGCGCCGACTGCAAGAGGCTGCTGCGCGCCAAGCCCGCGCTGGAGATCCCCACGCGCGACGGCGTGCTGCGGTTCGGGCCGAAGTGCGCCAAGCGCTACATCGTGCGCCCCACGCGCACGGCATGGAAGGTGGTCGAGAAGCGCGCCGTGGTGGCGCCGCCGGCTGATCCCCGCCAGCTTGCCCTGGAGTTCGCATGCTGACCCGCAAGCACCCGCCCCGCCCGGTCAAGACCGTGGAGAGCCTGAACCTAGCGCCGCGCCCCATCGCGCGGGGTAGCGGGCTGCTGGCCGCCGCACTTGCGCTGCCCGAGGCCGAGCCCGTGCGGGAGCGCGCCACCGCCTCGCCGGCCGAGAAGGCGCACATGGGCCGCGTGAAGCTGCTGCGCTGCGTGCTCTGCCGGCGCCTTGGCCAGCAGCAGGACGGGCCTACAGAGGTTCACCACCTGAGAGAAGAGCAGGGCGGCGCGCAGCGCGCGTCGAACTGGCTGACCGCGGCCTTGTGCAGCGAGGGGTGCCACCGCGGGCCGGCAGGCATCCACGGAAGCCGCGCCCGCCTGCGCCAGGCCAAGTGCACCGAGATCGACCTTCTGGCTTGGACGCTGGAAGACCTGGCCGCCACCACCGACCCTGGATGACAAAGGAACCCCGCCAGATGCTCCTATTCGCCGACTTGCCTACGCCGCCGGCCGCGCCAGCGACCCCGCGCGCTTTGCCGCGCATCGTGACTTGGTGGGAGGCCGTGCGCGCCACCCTGGCACAGCACCGCATCCGCGCCCCGCTGCGCGACCTCATCCGCGATGACCTGGCCGACCGGGACGATTATCCCCGCCGCCGTAGCATCAAGGCCGATGACGCCCCGCCGATCCGGCCCGCCGCGCCCGCTTCCGTGTTTGCCGCCGCCTCTGTCTTGCGCGCCCTGGCCGTAGCCCGCACAGCCCTGCCGCCGTCAGAGCGCCCGCTGTACCGCGTGCACCGCGCAGACGGGCGCACCCGGTGCGAGCGCATCCGGCCGGAAGACACGCCAGAGTGGCAGGAAAAGGAGCGCATCCGCCGCGCCAAGCAGCGCCCGCCCAAGCCCGTGGCGAAGGCCAAGACCCGCGGCAAGACCGTGCGCAAGTGGGATGGGGAGGTGACGGAGTGAAAGGCCGACCGCCGGCCCTGACGCCAGCCCAGCAGGAAGAGGTGCGCCGCCGACTGGCAGCAGGGGAGGGGGTCCGAGCACTGGCCGCTGAGTTCAAGGTAGGGAAGGCGACTATCGGGCGACTTGCGGGACATGCGGGACAAATCCGGGACGTGGCCGAAAAGGTAGTCATGGCGCAGACGGCCTTGGAACAGTTGCCCCTGGCACACCAGCATCAGGCGCTGAGCCTGGCCGAGAAGCTGCGCAACATCAGCATGAGCTACGCCAGCGCGGCCGAGCTGGGCGCCAGGACTGCGCACCGCTTCCATGCCCTCGCAAACTCCGAGGCTCAGAAGGTGGACGACGCCAACCCGCTGTCTGCGGAGTCGCTGGAGGCCATGCGGGGAATCGCGGTCCTGACGAAGATCGGCAACGATGCGTTGGTGCCGGCGTCCAACCTGCTGGCAGCGAACAAGCCCGCCGTCGAAAGAATTAACTCAGAGCAGCACGCGGGGTCTAAAATAGACCCCTCCAAACTGTCAGACGCGGCGCTTCAAGAACTGGCGCGCGTAATGAAAGAGGCGAGGGCCGAGCGTGCAGATTAAGGACGAGTGGGCAAAGCCAGGGCTTTACGTCATCACCTTTGAGAATGGCGCTCAGTATGTCGGCATGTCCTCCGTATCTGTGCGGGCCAGGGCTGAGGCGTTGAGCCGGCCAGAAGTCAGGGCGCGGATGGCCGATGGGCAGCGGAGATCGTGGACACCTGAACGCAGGGCGCGCTTTGCGGACTCCAAGCGAGGTGAGGCGGCGCCTTGCGCTAAGTTGCAAGCCGAAGATGTGCGCCTCATAAAAGTGAGGCTGGCTGCCAAAGAGTCATGCGCGTCTATATCTCGTTCCTTCGGGGTGACTCCCGAGGCCATCAGCCGAATCAAGTGTGGCAAGTCATGGGCCCATGTTGCTTGACTGCCTGCCAACGCTTGAAGAGATCGAGATTGAACAATCTCGCAGGCGCTGCCGGTCTCTGATTGAGTTTGTCAAAGAGGCTTGGCCCGTGCTGGAGCCCGGCCAGCCGTATGTGCATGGGTGGCACGCTGAGGCGGTTTGCGAGCACCTTGAAGCCGTCACACAAGGCCAGATAACGAGGCTACTCATAAACATCCCGCCCGGCACTTCTAAGAGTACGCTGGTTAGCGTAATGTGGCCCGCTTGGGAGTGGGGCCCAAAAGGGTTGCCAAGCAAGCGATTTATTGGCGCATCGCACGAGCAGGGCCTAGCCATCCGTGACGCCATGAAGATGCGTCACTTGGTTACTAGCGATTGGTACAGAGAGAGATGGCCTGTAAACCTGCTTGAGGATCAAAATCAGAAGCTGAACTTTCAGAACGACAGAACAGGGTTTCGACAGGCATGCGCTGTGGCAAGTATGACGGGCCGCCGTGGAGATACTGTTGTTTGGGACGACCCGCACAGCGTTGAAGACGCTCATTCAAAGGCTGAACTTCAAAAGGCAGTGCGAGTATTCCGAGAAACCCTGCCGACCCGTCTGAACAACCCAGACCGCAGCGCCATCATCATCGTGATGCAGCGCCTTCACGAAAGCGATGTATCGGGCGAAATCATCTCCGGCGAGCTGGGCTATGACCATCTGTGCCTGCCGATGGAATGGGAGGCGCCGCGCAAGGCCACCAGCATCGGCTACACGGACCCGCGCACGAAGGTGGGCGAGCTGCTGTTCCCGGCCCGGTTCCCGCGCGCCGTGGTGGACCGGGACAAAAAGGTCATGGGCGCATACGCCGTGGCCGGTCAGTTCCAGCAGCGGCCATCGCCACCGGCCGGCGAAGAGTTCCAGCCCGACATGATCGGCACGGTGGACGCCATCCCGGCCGGCGTGGTGCAGTGGTGCCGTGGGTGGGACTTGGCAGCTACCGAGGGGGCCGGCGACTGGACGGCCGGCGTGAAGATCGGCAAGCTGACAGACGGGCGGTACATCATCGCCGACGCCAGACGCGAGCAGTACGGCACCCACAAGCGAGACGCCTACATCAAGAGCACGGCGCAGGGCGACGGCTATGGCATCGGGCAGAGCCTGCCGCAAGACCCCGGGCAGGCTGGGAAAACGCAGGTTGCAGCCTTCGCGGCGCTGCTGGCCGGCCATGTGGCGCACTTCAGCACGGAGAGCGGCGACAAGGTGGTCAGGGCCCGGCCGCTTGCCAGTCAGGTGAACGCCGGCAACGTCTTGATGCTGCGCGCGCCCTGGAACAAGGATTTCACCGACGAGCTGCGCACGTTCCCCAACGGGCTACACGATGACCAGGTGGACGCCGCGGCCCGCGCTTTCGCCCGGCTGATCGGTCAGGGCGCCGGCTTCATGTAGGCGGCTTGCCGGCCCGTTCCCGCGCCTCTCTGGCCTCGCGCGCATCGTCGCGCAGCTTGCGCAGCCACCTTTCGGCCTCGACGCGCTCACGCTCGCGCCTCGCCACCAGCATGACGGCGGTTTGTCGCATGAGCTGGGCAACGGCTTCGCGGGCCCAATCGGTCAGGTGGGACATGGGCGGGCTTGGGGCATCCGGGGATTCTGGCGCAGGGCTGTGACGTTGCAAGGCTGCACTTTGGGGGGTCTTCCTAGCATGGCGCTTGCCATTGGGTGGAGCCTTGGCAGACAATTCGCGCGAGCCCTCAAGCTCTTGCCGTTTTGCCCCGCAAGGGGACCGTGCTCCACCCACGGACGGCAAGGCCTTGAGGGCTTTTGCATTCCGGCCGCCAGCAGGCGCGCGGTGCGGCACAGCGAGCACGCCCTTGTATCGGGGCACACTGCGCAAAGACCGGCCACGCTTCACCCGCGTGCGCGCCGTCCGGCCTGTGTGCGAGGGACCGGGGAAGATGGCGCGGCCGTGGTGAGACAAACGCGCCTTCGATGAATCGCATCCTCATGGGGCGCTGGGTTGCTGGCATGGACGCAGCGGCCGGGCGGGGTCAGATAGCAGTCGTGCGCTATCACCCTTGGGGAGCCTATGGGCCGGCTTCCTAGCATGGCCGCATGCCCGAAATCGTCATCAACGAAGCCAGCTTGCGCGACATCGTGCGCTCGCGCGAGGCCCTGCTAGGCTCCCTGGACGCCAAGCGGCCCCGCGCCTGGGACACCTTCGGGTATCCGCAGGATGTGACCTTCGAGCGGCTGCTACAGGCCTATGAGCGCGGCGGCCCCGGCTACGGCGCCGTGCATCGCCTGCTGGACAAATGCTGGCAGGAGTTGCCGCGCATCAAGCGCCCTGAAACCGACGAAGAAACGCCGTGGGAGGTGGCGGTCGCTGCGCTGATCGCCAGCATGGGCGGCTGGCAAAAGCTGCGCGACTTCGACCGCCGCAACCTCGTCGGGCGCTATGCAGGCCTGATCTACCGCGTGGCCGATGGCAAGGCACTCAGCGAGCCTCTGACCCCAGGCGGGCGGCTGGTGGACATCGTGCCCGTCTACGAAAACCAGTTGCGCGTGACTCAGTGGAACAGCGACGCGAACAGCCCAGACTTTGGCACGCCGCAGATGTGGCAGTACCGCATGCGCCCGCCGCCCAACGGGCAGGACACGCAGGGCCGGCCTGACCAGTGGGCCGATGTTCACCCTAGCCGCGTGCAGATTCTGGCCGAGGGCAGTGTCGGCGATTTCTTCGACGGCGTGCCCCTGCTGCGCGCGGGCTTCAACCACCTGGTTGACCTGGAGAAGATCGCGGGCGGCAGTGGCGAGAGCTACCTGAAGAACAGCGCGCGGACGCTGGTGCTCAAGTTCGACCCCAACGCATCGCCGCAGAACCTAGCGGGCAGCGCCAGTGCCGAAGCGCAGGCACTCAGCGAGGCTGTGCAGGACAAGACCGACCGCCTGAACCGCAACATTGACAGCAGCATCGTGCTGCAAGGCGGTGAGGCCACGACGCTACAAACGACCGTCGCGGACCCTTGGCCTAGTTTCGAGGTGGCGGCAAGCCTTTTTGCTGCGTCGGTCTGCATGCCGTTCAGCATCGTGTTCGGGCAACGCGAAGGGAAACTGGCGAGCGACCAAGACCAATCCGACATGAACAATCGGGCCCGGTCGAGACAAGTCAACGAGTTAACGCCCATGCTCACGCAGTTCATTACGCGCGCGCAGGCAGCCGGATGGATCGAAGCGGGAGATTTTGTCGTTGAATGGCCAGACCTTGCCGCTCCGAGCGATGACGGCAAGCTCGACAGAGCCGCCAAGATGGCCGGGGTCAACAAGGTTATGTTTGACGCTGGCGACCGCCCGGCCTTCCGCGCCGAGGAAATCCGCAAGGCCGCAGGGTACGAGCAAGACGACATGCCCGATGAGCCTGATGACGACTTGCCGGGCGAGGGCGAGGACGACGCGGAAGACGATCCGCCGCAGTCGTGAGCGCCAGGCCGCGCAATCCCACCCTGCCCGGCACCAGCACAGACCGCACGGGCAGCGCCGGCATTCAACGCCGGGCCGCTGCAGCTATACGCCGCCGCTGGGCCGGCCTACAGGCTGAGGCGCTGGCGATCTTCGCTGGCATCCGCATTCTTGCGGCCAACGATGCCGCCCTGCCGCGCACGATCTACATGCTGACGCCCGACGAGCTGGCGGCAGTGTCTACGGCGCTGCAGCAGGCCGTCGAGCGCTGGATCGCCAACGGGCGCGACCCGGCTCACAGCTTCTGGTGGTCAACCTACGTGGAGGAGTCGGCTAGGCTCGGCACTGCGCAGACCGTGGCGAACCTGACGAACCTGTCAGAGGCCTACGCCGCAACGCGCACGGTGCAGGATGTGGTGTTTTCTGAGCCGTACCGCAACCGCGTTGCAATGGCGCAGATCAAGAGCTATGACCACTGGACCGGCACTGCCGCAGAGGTGCGCAGCGAACTCAGCCAGATCATCGGCCGGGCTGTGGTGGACGGCAAGAACCCGCGCGCCGTGCGATCCGAAATCATGGAGCGCCTGGATGTCAGCAAGTCGCGGGCAATGAGCTTCGCGCAGACCGACATCACGGACACCCTGCGGCAGGCCAAGATGGCGGAGGATGACTTCGCGCAGGAAGAGCTAGGCATCAGCACCGGGCAGCTATGGACTTCGGCGTTTCTGCCGACGACGCGCGCGAATCATGGGAGCCGTCACGGCAAGGTGTATACGACAGCCCAAGTTCGCGAGTTCTACAACGGGCCAGACCGCTACAACTGCCATTGTTCCGTCACCACCTGCCTGCTTGACGCCGAGGGCAAGCCCATCCTGACGCCAAAGCTGCGCGCGGCCATGGGCAAGGAAAAGGCCGAGTGGCTGAACACGGTTCCCCTAGCATCGGCAACGCCACGCGCAGGGGTGCGCGGGGTCTCCTAGCCCTCAGAGGCTTTGCCCCCGCGTCGAAAGGCCCGGGGGCTTTTTCTTGCGCTGTTCCTAGCATGCGCCAGCATGAAGAAACGGGTCCACATCCTTACGGCAGTCAATGCCGATTCCGTGTCCAAGTTCGTTGACGACAAGACCGGCAAGCCCATGTACCGCGTTGCCAACGTATGCGGTGCGGTCGACGGCATCGTAATGAATGGCATGGTTTATGTTGCCGACGAACTGGCGAAGGGTGCGGCAAGCCTGGAGGGCAAGCCCGCCCCGGCCGGCCACCCGAAGGACGCCGAAGGCCGCCACATCAGCGCCCTGAGCGGCAATGCGCTGCTGAGCAGCTACGCAGGCGCCATCTGCACCAACGCGCGCCACGAAGGCGGCAAGACGCTGTTTG